AACGAATGTAAAGTAAAACCACCAAGGTTTTACGATAAACAGCTGCCAGATGAAGAATATGAGCAGCTCAAGGCCCAACGTATAGCAGCAGCGGACGATCCTATCGACGAGTATGGGCCAGAAATGGATAAACTCTGGGTGTCAGAGACAATAAAAATAAAAAAGCTTGAAAGATTAATTAGAGAACTATAACGTAAATTATTGTTTCATAATGTATATTATGGACGAAACCAAAACATGAAAAAAAAAGGGTAACATGTTGAAAACATTATATTCAGTATACGATCGCAAAAGTAAGACATATGCATCACCATTTACAGAAATTGCAGACGGTACTGCAATCAGAGCAATGCAAGACCTTATTGCGAACAATCAAAATCACCCCTTCGCGCGTTATCCTGAAGATTTCGAACTTGTCCGTTGCGGAAGTTTTAATGAGCTGGACGGTTCGATATCAGAGGAACCGCAAGGGACAGTAATCAAAATGGATCAACTCGGAGAGTAAAATGAACCTATTCGGACCATCAGGCTCACAGCCTACAACAATGTCACATGATTTCAGCAAAGTTCCAAAAGCTGAAATTCAACGTAGTGTATTCAACCGTGACCATGGTCTGAAAACAACAATGGACGCAGGGAACCTTGTCCCAATATTTGTGGACGAGGCCCTGCCAGGCGATACTTTCACACTTAGAGCTACCGGCTTCGGCCGGTTAGCAACTCCAATCAATCCAATTATGGATAATATGTACATAGAAACATTTTTCTTTGCAGTTCCATACAGGCTTGTGTGGAGCAACTGGGAAAAATTCTGTGGAGAACAAGACAATCCAACAGATAGCACAGACTACCTTGTGCCTACAGTGTCAGGAACGGTTACAACAGGATCACTCTTTGACTATATGGGCATTCCAATTGGAAACGCCCTTGAATGGAACAACTTGCATGGTCGAGCATATAATCTCATTTGGAACGACTGGTTCCGAGATGAAAACCTGCAAGATTCAGTAGTAGTAGACAAAGACGACGGACCAGATACCTATACAGACTATACAATTCTAAAACGTGGCAAGCGCCACGATTACTTTACATCGGCATTACCATGGCCACAAAAAGGCGAAGCCGTTAATCTTCCCCTGGGAACATTTGCACCAGTAACAGCACAAACTTCGACAACCGATTACCTGTCGGTTCAAAATCTGGCTGGGGACCCAAAATGGTTGGGTGTTTCATCAGGAGTAGTAATAATCGATCAAGGTGGTCTCGCAGCGCACACACCTTTACAAGCAGATTTGTCAGAAGCAACAGCAGCAACAATCAACCAGCTGCGTGAAGCATTTCAGATTCAAAAATTATACGAGCGAGACGCTCGAGGCGGAACAAGGTATACAGAAATTGTCCGCAGCCACTTTGGGGTAGTATCCCCAGATAGCCGTTTGCAACGGCCAGAATATCTCGGTGGCGGAAAAGATCGGATTAATATAAACCCGATCGCTCAAACATCATCTACAGATACAACTACACCGCAAGGCAATATGTCAGCCTTCGGCACGACCGGCTTTAGCGGTCATGGATTCAGCAAGTCATTTACAGAGCATTCAGTCATCATAGGAATGGCATGTGTATTTGCTGATCTAAACTATCAACAGGGTATGAACCGGATGTGGAAGCGGCAGGACCGCTGGGACTTCTATTGGCCCGCCCTCGCCCACATCGGTGAACAAGCAGTACTCAACCAAGAAATTTATGCTCAAGGTACATCAGACGATACAGGTGTATTCGGATATCAAGAACGGTTTGCAGAATACCGTTACAAGCCAAGCATGATTACAGGTCAGATGCGTTCAGATGCATCTACAAGCCTAGATAATTGGCATTTGGCAATTGATTTCGGATCACTACCAGCACTTAACGCATCATTCATTGAAGAAAACCCGCCAATAGATCGGGTAGTAGCAGTTCCGTCAGAACCGGACCTGCTGCTTGACATGTTCTTCGACCTTAAGTGCGCACGACCAATGCCAACATATTCAGTACCGGGACTAATCGATCACTTCTAATGGATATGAAAACAATACTCACAGCAGCGGCAGTAAGAAGGTTCTTATTGCCCATAGCAATCGGGGCACTAGTCACATGGCTAGTTGCCCACAATCACCCAGAATTCGCAGACGCTGTATGTAGCGTTGCAGCTGGGCTAGCGATAGCAGTCGAGGCGTGTCGATGAGTTTCTTAAAAAATACAATAGCTAATGTTCAGCAAGGATTCTCAGCTGGCCAGTTAGCAGGCGGGTTAGGCGGTTTGATGCAAAACCGGTCAGCTAAAGCAGCTGCAGCCCGTCAAATGGCCTTTCAAGAAAGGATGTCAAATACATCATATCAACGGTCTATGTCAGATATGAAAAAAGCAGGGTTAAACCCAATTCTAGCTTATAAGCAAGGCGGCGCATCAACACCATCAGGCGCAACATATACACCACAAAATGTAGGGTTAGCTGGTACGCAAGGCGCGGCAAACACTGCAGGTGTAAAAAAAATCAAAGAAGAAATTAAAACAATAGCGCAATCCAGAGCGATTCAAAAAGTCGTGCATGACGAAAGATGGCCAAGGTTGTTTTCTACAATGAGTGCAGAAAACGTTGTTGCAACAGCACTGGCAACAATTAACGGCGTAGATATCGAACAATTACTAAGTCAAAAGGGACCTTGGACAATGGACAAACGCAGCCTCGAACATTTCGTGGCTCATGTCCAAAGATTCAATAGCCGTATTGCTATTGAAGGTCGTGGAAGTGCCGAGATTGGAGGCGTCATAAAGGACGCTATTACATCCTATGTGAATGAGCATTTTCCCAATACATCGGCTAGAGGTTCAAAGTCTGCCGAAAATATCCGAAACCTGATTGAGAGTATTACAAAATGAAAAAGACAGACCCACAATTCCGTAGCGCGTACGGCGATCGGATTAAAACAGAGTTCCATACAAAAGGCGAAAGCCTTACTCAGCAGCATTTCCAAGAGGAATGCGATATCAAAACAATCATTAAAAAGCACGACCGCACGGGCATTATTCAACACGTTGCCAGCGGCGTTGCTCAATATGGCGATTATTCAGAAGTAAACGAATATCGCGAAAGCTTAGACCTAATTAATCACGCGCAAGAAAGCTTCGACGGGTTACCGGCCGAGCTGCGCAAGATGTTCAACAACAATCCTGGCGAATTCTTTGAGTTCGCCACAGATCCGGCAAACGCGACAAAAATGGTTGAGCTGGGACTTGCTCCCTCCCCTGCCCCAGTCATGGAAAAGCCGGAAAAAGCGCCTGAGAAGCCCGTAGACACCGATGAATCGGAGGGCTGAACAGGCGCAGGCACAGTTACTCACTTGATGTAACTGTGCCTACTGACACCAGAGGAGGAAGAACAATGGAAACATTGGATGTCAAAACACCAAGATTAGATAACAACGGCAAAACTTGGTGGAGACAAGTAGGGGTTGCATTCAAAGCAGAGGGGAAACCCACACGCATCCTGCTGGATGCCATTCCCCTACCAGACCGGAAAACCGGAGACGTAGTTCTCATCCTTACAGAAAGGACCAAAAAAGATGAAGTACAGAAGTAAGATGTCTAAAAAGCGTTCAAGGCGCTCTTTCACAAAAGGCGCTCAACGCGTCAAAAAGAAAAACTATGCGGCAGCACCTATGCGGGGTGGATATCGTCTGTGACGTGCTATCACCCGCTATTAGCCTATAAAAACGAAGGCAAAGTAGTATTCAATAAGCCCTTCGCATTCGCGAGGGGCTTTAATTTACCGTGCGGACAATGCATCGGCTGCAGGTTAAACTACAGTCGCCAATGGGCGATAAGATGCGTGCATGAAGCACAAATGCACGAAGAAAACTGTTTCATAACACTCACGTTTAATGACGAGGCTCTAAATTCAAGAAAGAACCCTCTGTCTCTAGACGTGGAAGAATTTCAAAAATTTATGAAACGATTAAGAAAAAAAGTTGGAAAGAAAGTTCGTTTCTTTCACTGTGGGGAATACGGCGAAAAAAATGGCCGGCCCCACTATCATGC